CACGGCCATGATCTAGTCAGGCTTTCCAGCCATTCGGGGTCATGTCCAAGATGCACCCCCTGGCAAGGCCGGACCATGAGTCTCTCAGGCACAGATCCGGAGTATCCGTCACTCGACGAAGCGCGAAGCGCAGGCGTGTTTCATGTCGGTTGCAAACACGTGCTATCCCTCGCTCCTGAAGAAATTGCACGACTGGTTGAGTAGAATTCCCAATCATCTTTTCACTTTACCGGACCATCGCGGGTAATCGATGGGTGATGACATGACTGAAGAAATTTTAAACACCAATACCGGCGGAGATGCCGGGGCTGCCGGTAGGCAGCAGAACCAGGAAACGCCAAAGACCTTCTCTCAGGATGAACTGAATAAGATCCTCGCTGAAGAGAAGCGAGCTTATCAGAAGCGCGAACGGGAGTTAAAGGCCAAGGCGGATGAATGGGACAAATACCAGGAGTCCCTTAAATCCGAGTCACAAAAGGCAGCCGAGAGAGTGGCTGAACTTGAAAAAGAGAACGCTTCCCTCAAGGCTCAAGTTGAACTCGACCGGGCTAGGATCAAGTATGGACGCCAGTATCACATTCCAGAAGAGGACTGGGACCGGCTCCGAGGCCGCACCCCTCAAGAGATTGAGGAGGACGCCAAAGCATGGGCAAAGGCCAGGGGCCTGGATCGGGCTGGTGGTCCGACTCCAAAAGGTGGTTCCGGATCTACCAGAGATCCGTTCAATCAAGCCTTCCTCGATGCCGTTGGCAGAGGCGGGAGATAACAAAAGAAGGTAATTACACATGTCAGACTATGATTCCTTTATCAGCCGGACAGATGCAAGCACCTATCTGCTGCCGGATCAGCAGAGCAAAGAAATAATCGAAGCTCTGCCGACGAATAGCTTTTGCCTGGGAAAAATGAAGCGGCTGCCTCCTATCAACGCGGCCACTTATAAAATTCCCATGATAAATGCATTTCCTACTGCATACTTCACGACTGAAGTAGCTGGGAGCAGGGGCGCTACCAATACCAAGAAGGCCACTGATATGTCCTGGTCCGGCGTGACCATGTACATTGAGGAGATTGCGGTGATAGTGCCTGTTCCGGAGTCGGTAATTGCTGATATGGCCTCGCAGAACTTCGATCTGTGGGGCATGGTCAAGCCCCGGCTCATCGAAGCAGCAGGTAAGCTCATAGATCAAGCCATCCTTTATGACAATGCGGGCAGCATTGCCCCAGCCAACTGGCCGGATGGCATAGTCACGCAGAGTATCGCCAAGGGCAATTCCATCGATGTCAGCTCTCAGATCGGTTCTGGTCTCATCTTCGCTGACCTGTACGACGGTCTGCTGGCAGACAATGGCCTGTTTTCCCTGGTAGAACAGGATGGCTACTTGGTGAATGGGGCCCTGGCCGCTATAAGCATGAAGGGCAAGCTCAGAGGGCTTCGGTCATCGGATGGAGTGCCGATCTTCACCACCGACATGAAGCAGGCGAATCGCTATCTGCTCGATGGCGCGCCTCTGGACTTCCCCAACAATGGCGCATTCGATCCAGCCAAGTCCTTGCTCGTGGCCGGGGATTGGTCCCAGGCCGTATATGGCATCCGCCAGGATATCACCTGGAAGATCGCCACTGAGGCATCTATCCATGACAGCTCCGGCAATCTGGTTTATAACCTCTTCCAGGATGACATGGTGGCTCTCAGGATGACTATGCGAATGGGCTGGGCCTTGCCAAACCCCAAGAATCTGGTCAACCAGACGGATGCGACTAGATTCCCGTTCGCGGTTCTGGTGCCTTAAGAAAACCAATAAGGAGTAAAAAGAATGAGATATCTTATAGTCTTATTGTCATTGTTTCTGATGATAGGATTGGTGGTTGGCCAGGGCACCTGGTATCCTGAGAAGATCCGAACAGGCCGCACCGTTCAGACCGACGCCGTCGGCGCGAACTTGAAGGGCCTGATCTCTATTCAGACGATCCCCGCCGCCGAGTCCTCTGACGACGACCAGCTGGTGAACGGAGCATCTCTGAACTCCACCACCGCCCTAGCCCTGGACCCGTCAAGATCTCAGTTCCTCGCTCAGCCAGACGTACCCCGCTGTCTCCTGGTGACACCTTCGGATGTGGTCACCACAGCGATCAAGTTCACCGGTACCGATATCAGCGGGGCAACTATCACGGAATGGGCTAACTTTTCTGCCTCCTCGACCCCAGTGACCACTGCCAAGGCCTTCGCCACGGTCACAATGATCAATGCCACGACCAGCGGCACCACACGGACTGTCAAGATTGGGACAAGCGACAAGCTGGGGCTCAATACCAAGCTCCCCGCAAATACAGTGATCATGGTGGCCCTTGATAATGTCCGGGAGACCACCGCCCCGACAGTGACTGTATCCTCAACGGTGCTGGCACAGAACACGATCGACACGAGTACCGCACCGGGCGGCAAAGTGACCAAAGTCTGGTTCATTGTCTGAGGTCAAATCATGCCGATTGTGCCTCTAAAGGGATCTATCAGGATCACCACGGGAATGGTCCTTAGGGCAATGTATCCAAAAGTCCCAATGTGGCAGAAGGCGCTGATTAGGCTCTATCTGCTATGTGAAAGAATTCAGGGGGTTAAGTTATGGTAGCATCTGGCTTCACAACTCTATGGATGAACACGATTCTCGGACTGATATTCGGTGCGGCGGGCTCTCCATACACCGCTCCGTCGAATCTCTACATAGGCCTGGCCACTGCGGTTGCTGCCGATGGCACCGTGACCGGCGAGCCATCCGGCAACAATTATGCCCGCGTCACGGTCGGGAACAGCAGCACCAATTGGAACACCGCGTCCGGCGGGGTGGTGGACAACAAGACCGCCATCACTTTTCCGCAAGCATCGGGTTCTTGGGGCACGCTGGATACCTTCTTCATCGCCAACCATCTCACGAACGGCGGATCAGCGGTCATCGCCTATGGCACTCTGTCTGAGGAGAAGACCATAGGAACTAATGATACGCCTAGCTTCGCCGCCGGAGCGCTCGACATCAGCCTGACGGCGACTACATGATCAGGCAGATATCGGCTCCCTCCTGGAGGGCCCTTGTTGCAAGCAAGGGCTCTCAACAGGAGCAAGACGCCTTTCTTAGAGATGTCAACGCCTATCGGGAAGATTGGGCTTCCCGGAAGCAGGCGCTGACGAACGCATATAAGGGCAACCTGCAAGATCCAGCGTACTTGGCCGCAAAAGCCGCCCTTCAGGCGGAAGCTGAGAGTCGGCTTCTGGCTTATGGTTTCTACGAGGAAACCACGCCGGAGCAGGACGAGGCAGAGGAAGAGGACAATCTGTCAGATATAATCGGGTCGATGCCGCCGGCCCGAATCCTGAAAATAGTTACCAGGATAACAAATTATTTCAGATCTAAACAAGTGCCTCCCAAGAAAGCCTTAACAATTGATCAGGTCCGCGCAAGACTGTTGGCATAGTGGTAGCATGGCTGAAGAATATGTACCGGTAGATCCTATTAACATCACTCCAGCTTCTTCAAAGTCGTGGCTGGATGTTGACCTGGACACATATATCGCCAGCCTGCCACCTAACGTAACCGGGGTTGCCATTCGGGTATTGAATGCCAGCTCGGGCGGCTGTCCGGCGGGAGTTCGAAAAGATGGGTCGACCGATGCCCGCACAACAAATGTGACATCCGGCCAGATGTGCTTTTTCTGTGGTGTGTCCTCATCGAAAATATTCGAAATTTATAGCGGTTCCACGACCTATATAACCGCTTACATAGTCGGATATTTTAAGGATGTTACATTCCTTACGAATGCAACTGATGTAAGCTCCGCAAAAGCGGGCGTATGGAACGACCTTGACTCCGGGTATAACAATGCAATTGGGCTGATATTGGAGACCAATATAGCAAGTTTGAAAAGCTTTGATTTCGGTTTCCGAAAAAATGGATCAACTGATAATAGAACCGAACGTGGTGTACGGCGCTGCGGATGTTTCATAATCGGCGCGGATGCGGGCGTGTCGGAGCAGTATATCAGCAGTACCGATCAAGACACGTACCTCGTGGGGTACATCACCGAAAACGCGACGTTCTATACAAATGCTACCGATATATCCCTTGGCTCCACCGGATCTTACGCGGATTTATCAGTTGGATCGGCATCGGCGAAAGCCAATCTCATAGAGGTAGTAGCGTCATCGACATATGATTTCGGCCTTCGCAGAAATGGGGCATCAGACGATCTTTACGAGGGGGCTGCCAAGCACGCCTGCATCCTTGTCGGTGCAGACTCAAGTGGTGTCAGTGAGGGAAAGATCGCCAACACAGTCGTAGATTTCTTCCTTCTTGGGTACTTCCTGGCGGCTGCAGGCGCCGTAGCACTCGCGGGCCAGATTGCTACAAAATCGGGTCTGGCTGCCGGCACTTCG